CCAATTCCAAATAGAATCAGCGGTCTTACCCATTTCATACGTTTTGAGCCGCAATCATTGTTTTCAATGGCTCTGATTGATATTCTTCCGGAATAGTCATTCCATAAGTTACCTTTTCTACTTCTTCGATTTCTGTCAATGCTCTGATATAGATTCTCAAATCTCTGAAATATGTAACGTGCCATGTTACATATTCCATTGCCGTTGCAGTAATTTTAGCCATATCCGCATTGCTATAGAACTTACAATGTTCCTCTTCATCTGAAGTATGCCACGGAATGTTCTGCTCTCCTGCTGCCACTTGTCCCTGCAATCCTACAAGGCTCGTCTGATCTCTCTCCGTTAATGTGAAATGCTCCGTACTTCCATCTGTAAGCACCACATCCACACCTTCCGCTATCACAGCCTGCTGCGCTGCATTCATCTCATTTACTTTCGCTTCCTGGATCTCTTCTAATGTTGGAACATATGGCTCCGGTTTTGGCTCTGGATCCGGCTCTACATATACACTTCCATCATCTGACAGAATGTATCCGTCTTCCACAGTTTTATACAATGTAGTATATGTTTCGTATTTTCCATAAACCTGTCCATCATTTGTCACGAGATGAAATCCCGACAGATTCTGCAATACACCCTCGATTTTCACGTGATGGAGATCTTGAACTGTTACAGTTCCCATCACTGGTTCTTCTTGATTTAAAAAAAGTATGTTCATTTGTTTTCCTTTCTAGTTGAATCCTTAATTAAATGGCAAATTTATAGTTGACTTTGGAAGCAACTATATGAAATACGGCAACGGTCTCCTTATTCAGTTGGGAACAGCTACATTTCCAGGTGAAGCATCTGGAGGAAAAGGATTTGCTACAATCAATTTCCCAAAAACATTTGCAAATACATCATATACATTGATTGCAACAGCTAAATATCCTGGAAGTACACTCCCAGCCTTTCTCATATCAACGAATGTCAACAGCGTCTCAAAAGCATATGTATATGCGAGAACTACAAGTATGTCTGCGGTAACTGGTACAGAATGCAGCTGGCTGGCTATTGGTCAATGGAAATAAAATAACTGTCAGATTTTAACAATATTCAGTCTGCAACCACCAGAGGTTTTGATTGTAGATCCTGAATTCTGACATACCGTAAAACGTAATGTATCCCCTGCACTGAAAGGACACAAAAAGATATAATTTGCCCCAGCGTAACTTCTAATGGTTTTTGGCTGTCGAGATTGTTCGTTACCATTTCGCTCTATCTTTCCATAGAGAGACATAAGCCCACTGATTCCATCAGCAAAGTTTATAAGTGCATGAATTAAATAGACGCCATCTTCAGGAACTGTAAAATAATGTAAATAGTTTGTATTATCATAGGTATACATTAATCCGATATCATCATGTACTTTGGTACCAAAATCTGTGCCTTGGAAGCTACTGCCATTTGACGCAATGTTGTATGGCCCTGAGTTTCCATATACAGCCGTCTTTACTCTTTTGCCATTTAATTCAGTAATCTGATCCTCAATCTTCTTCCCCTGTCGTGCATCAAGCGCATACCCGGCCTCTGTCGTAAGCAGATTGTTAATCACATTTGCAGTGTTCAGTTTCTTTCCATCCAGTACTTTTCCCTGATAAGCATCCAACACAGAACTTCCTGCTGCTGAAGTTGTCAAATTATTCGCCACTGCTCTGAATGCGGATGTTCCCAGATCTGCGAAGTACTTTGCGATCTTTCCGAGAATAGTTGACATCTTCTCATTGCTTGCTATATTTTCCCTCGTTGATGCCTTTGTGAACGCTACCTGTGTATTAGCATCTACTTTTCCTGTTGGACCCTGAGGACCTGTCGGGCCTGTCGGTCCCGTGTCCCCTTTCGGTCCTGTTGCTCCGGTTGGCCCAGTTGCTCCAGTTGGTCCTTGTGAACCTGTTGCTCCTTTTGCACCCTGTGGACCTTTCAGATTTCCTGTATATACCCACTTAGCCACAGAAGCTGCTCCTCCTACAGTACATCTATATGTATTTCCCGTTGCTGTGTTCAGGTAATTGTCGTTCACAATGGCATCTGTGATTCCTGAACTAGAAAATACTGTTGCCGTTGTGCTTGTTCCCGTGATTGCCGTTCCCTGTGTCCAGCGGCTTCCTCTGGTTCCGGTTGGTCCTGTAGGTCCAACCACCTGTCCTAGATCAATCTGTCTTGCTACCATTGTATATTCCTCCTAGCTTTCGTATACTGCGATCAAGTGTCCATTGCTGATCTTGAATGTCGGAGTCTGTCCATCCTTACCGGTTGCTCCTGTCGCTCCGGTTGCTCCCTGTGGGCCTGTTGCTCCCTTATCTCCTTTTGCTCCCGTGTTTCCTTTCAGACTTCCTGCATATACCCACTTAGCTGCTGACGCTGCTCCACTTACAGTACATCTGTATGTACACCCTGTAGATGTATTCAAATACATATCATTCACTAATGCATCTGTAATTCCCGAACCTGAAAATACTGTTGCTGTTGTACTTGTTCCCGTGATTGCTGTTCCTGCGTTCCATCTGCTGCCACGTGTTCCAGTTGCTCCCTTGTCTCCGGTTTCTCCCTTAGCCCCTGTATCTCCTTTTTGTCCCTGTGGGCCTGTCATTCCAGTAGCACCTGAAAGATCTGTGATATAGCTATATGCTGTCCTTCCTTTTACATAGAGTTTCGCATTATCGACATCATTGACATTTCCTGTATCGATCATGACGAACTGTCCTTCTTTCACTCCATCTGAGGAGAATCCAGAATTCATTGCTGACACGGAGGCGAACGTTTTTGCGATTGCGAACGGATCTCCCTTATCTCCTTTTGCCCCGGTTTGCCCCTGCGGACCTGTCGCTCCAGTTGCTCCTTTTTCTCCCTTTGGTCCAGTCGCTCCGGTTGCTCCGGTTGGTCCCTGTGGGCCTGTCGCTCCGGTATCTCCCTTTGCGCCTTTTAGGGAAGCGATATACTGTGTTTCTGTTTTTCCTGCATTTCCAGGCTGTGCAAGCCATACCTGATACGCTGATTTGCCTGTCGGTCCTGTTTCGCCCTGTGGTCCGATAATTGATCCTAAATCTACCTCTCTTGCCATGTTTTTTTCCTTCCTTTCTTTTAAAAAATTGTTTTATAATAAAAAGCACCCGCCGAAGCCAGTGCTTTCTATCCTATAAATATATTGCGATCAGATGTCCATCTCGTACTTCAAATTCCGGTGGTTTTCCATCTTTTCCTTTCAGATCTTCCAATGGAACAAGATCATTCCAGTCATTTTGATTTGTATATCTCCATTGCAGAGCTGTACCATTGTTCCGGATCTCAATCTCATTTCCTCCGGATGTATTCAGTCTTACCTCATCTCCTACCAGTTGGCCTTGAGACATAAGCTGCAGATTGCCTTCTGTGATGGTGATATTGTCGGCTTTTGTTTGCAGAGATTCTAATACCTGTTTTAACACTTTGTTTTCATTTGATGCGTTGTAGTCAATTGGTTTTTTTCTCTTGATTACCGGAAGTCTTACTCTCCCAATGGTTTTTCCTTCCTCTGAACTTGATATATAGATATAAGCATCTATATCTTCTCCTTCCGTCAAGAAATCATTTGGAATATCTGCTATAATCTTGTCACATATCACAGTTGCTTCAATAATTTTCGCCGGCCTACATCCGCGCCAATATGAGAAATGGACTTCTACAGCCTCTTGTTCAGATGGCAGGTTAAGTCCCTGAATCTGCAGTTTCTGTCCATAATCCCATTGTGTCAATCCGTATGCAGTCTTTTCTTTTTCTCCCTCTTCGAAATATACTCTTATCATGCCGTCACCTCCTCCAATACATATTTCAATCTTCCATCCACAATTTTCAGCGGTGGGGCTGTATCGTATGAGTCGTATGTCAGGATAAGATGTCCTGATTCTACCGACATTGCAAATACTCCCGGGTTCAATGATGTAATCACTGCATTCGCATCTTTTCCTGCCGGCCCTTGTGGTCCAACTGGTCCAGTATCACCTCTTGGACCCTTTTCTCCGTCTTTTCCTGGTTCTCCCTGAATCCCCTGTTTGCCCTGCGGGCCAGTTGCTCCGGTTGCTCCTCGGAAATCTCCATTTTGTAGCTTTTTTGTTAGTGTCTCACTAATCTCTTCCGCTGTCTTTGCAGCATTCTCAGCATGCTTTGTAGCTTCTTCCATGCCTTTTATGAAGTTGTTCATCCATCCAGCTTCATTCTCGCTTTCCGGAACATCTCCTTCACTGAAATTCCGATGTACTTCTATCGGCTGATCGAATGTTACAAGCCTCTCCTCATCCATTGTGAGTACAATCTGAAGCACACTTTTTCCAAGTTCTGCGAATGTCTGGTCTTTCACAATCACCCTCACGGTATTCTCAATGATCGGGCATACATTATATGTTGCTTTTTTTGACGGCTTCAACACGAATGCTTTTGCCGTTGCCCCTTCCGGAATCTCATAATCCCGGAAATGGAAATAGATTGGGAGAGCATTCGTCCCCCTTACATAATCAATCTTTTCCTTAATCCTGTTCTCCAGCACATAGACATCTCGTTCTATATAGTTCACTTTTCTCCTCCTTATCCAGGAATCCATCTGACGATATACAACCCTTGCACCGGTGCAACTCCGCCTCCCGGATATCTCAGCACATACTTCCATGGAAAGTTATAGTATCCATGCACATGAATCTCTTTTCCGGTCTGATCTCCGGTCTGTCCTCCGGTAATTCCACCGAATTCGTTCTGTGAAGCAGCGACCAGCTGGCCATTCCCAATTGACATTTCTGTATGGTTTCCTGGTTTTAACAGGACGTCTCCCCGGATCAGCCCTGATCCGGTGGCTAGATTGACCTGTGAAGTCACATCCTCGAAACCTGCTGCCAGAAACACATCATACATTGTTCCTGTAGCTGGTGTGTATCCTGGCCTCGTATTCAGCCCTGCATTGTAGTATGCCCAGCATATTAATGAGGAACAATCGTAATCTGGTCCGTCTCTGTGCGCCTGATCGTATCCATGACTGTTATCATTCGCAATCGATATTGCCCATTCCACTGCCTTTTCAATAACCTGACTCCCATCCGCATATTTTGCGAGATAGTCGTACCATTTTCGTGCTGCACTCCGTCTTTCTGATTCTACCTCAACTCCTGCTCGTTCGAAGTTCTTCAGAAACGCGCTTGCGAGATATTCCGGTGATTCTTTGCTGTTCTTATATGCACTCCATGTCATTGAATAAGCACTTGTCGCAATCCACTGACCACTTGATGCAGACAGTGCATCAATCCAATACATCTGCCCTTCCGGATCCGTAATTCCGTATCCATTCGAGTTTGCCCAGTTCGTATAGTTGGTGGCCGGTGTCCACTGAACCAATCCGAAGCCACCAGAATAGTTTCCTTCTTTCAGGCTCTGCCAGAGTCCCGGATTAATGTTAGACTCTTTTTCCATGTTTCCAAGAATCCCACCGATCGCATTCAACGTCCATCCTTTTCCTGCGAAATATTTATAGACCTCCAATGCGTTTCCTTGCATCTGCGATTCCGTCAGATACTTGTTTCCTATCGTCCAGCTCACTTAGAAGCTCCCTTCTTTTGTGTTTCCTCCAACAATGTTTCCATTTTTGACGTTGATATATGTTCCATCCGAAAAGACGAGCTTTCCTGTTTTGGCCTCTTGTCCTCCGATGTTATATGTTCCACACGAAAGAGAAACCTTTCCGACCGCATTCAACGCTATATTTCCCTCATTCGTCACAAGCACGGAGGCATATTTGCCGCCATAAGATTGTATGCTCACTCCATTATTCTGGTAGTGTACAATTCCCACTGTCTTTCCTTCTGTGTTTCTCACAAATATTGATCCATTACTGATCAACACGCCGCCTTCGTCTGCATGGTCTACCACAATTCCCTGATTTGTCAATGCTACAACCGTATTTCCATTCGCATCCAGTACCTTTGCGGTGCCATCACCATTCTCTTTTCCTCCCAGGATCAGTGTTCCACCCTTGATTCTATCTGCCAGCATCGTTCCTGCAACGATGAAATCTGCGAAGAATCCCTGTCCCGTTCCGAAGGTACTCCACTTCCAATCTCTTCCATCTGCTGTGCGCTCTGAAGCGATCTCGAATCCCAATGTTCCAAGACACATAGCACCAAACGTTTCAGACTTCGGATCAAGATCTTCAAAAAGAATTGCCCTTACCGTCTGCTTTTTTGCGACCGTAGACTGTGCTTTCATCTGGGCCTTAACGCCATTGATGATTCCTTGGATCTGCTGCCCGATCACAGTTCCATCTGAACGGATTGACTGGTCAACCCGGCTCATTACGGAAGAAACATTGTTCAGAAAATTGTATTGAAACTCTCCTAATTTCACAAATGTCAACTTGTTCCTAACCGCATCCCATTCCAACTCAATCACTCTTGCATCTGACTTAATTCCAAGTTTTGAGTGATTACAGTGCACGGTATCTCCTAGTGATACCATTTCCAGGCTTTTTACATCTTCGTATAGTTCTGTATTCTGCAGAAGCTCCATGTCTGCTTCAATGGTTACTTTCGGCTTATCCACACCTGCGTCATATTGTTCCTGGCATTTCTTTTTCAACGCTTCCTCTAGTTGTTTCTGTGTTTCACATATTGTCACTCCGTTCTCTTCGTCATCCTCCTGCGCATCTTCACGCATTTTCACATCCTCGAACTTCATTGTTCTGTAATGTATTGTCGGATATTTTTCAATCAGAGGTGAGTCCACCCACGGTGTGTCTCCCTCGATCCTATATCTATTGTAAGATTTTGGAATAATCCTTGTAACAACTTCACTCATGTCTACCGTCTCTGAAAAGCCATCCTTAACTATGTTTTTTCCATACATCACCTGTACACCATAGTCTCCTCCTGCTTTTTCATTGATGATCACTTGATAATTATCATACAGGATTTCCCCACCCCATCTGGAAACAAATGCATTATCATCACTTCCATTGATTGCCTCTATCAGGTTCATCGTCTGATAATAGGCTGTTGATACCTTCTTGATGTCCGATTTTGCCTGATATTGCGGAGTTTTCTCTGTCATAATGTCCAGAGCCTCCTGTCCACTTTTGTTTGTTGGCCTGACATCTACCAGGAAACAATCTTCTTTAGCATCCATAAAAATAGGAGTAAGTTCTGCACTTACCCCCGAATCTTTCTTTTCTTTGCTTCTTATCCGAAATAGTTGGATTCCATTAAAAGATGGCATTTTCACTACTGCATTTTCCTCAATGTACTTCCATCTTCCTTCTGGGTCAATCGGATGTTCTATATTCGCTGTCCATTCTCCATTGAGGATGACATGAATAATGGCTTCTTCCGGAAGCAGTGTCATATCTCCATTATGCCTATAATCTATATTATCCTGTCTGTATATCTGAATCATAAGCACCTCCAGTTTGGAATCACTTTCAGCTCGAATCCATCTGTGATTGCTATATCATTCATTCCTTCCTGTAGCACAAGATCGTCATAATCTCCAAATACCGCTGTATTGCTCAGTGTTCCATCTTCGCGGTAAGCCAGCTTTCTGTCTGTATCAATCGTCAGATTCTGTCCAACATCAGCTTCCATTCTCTTCCCATTGACTATCAGGCTGCATCTTCCTTCTCCATAGATTTTGTAAGTTGGGTAAGATATCTCGTATGGATTCCTCTTCACTTCTTCCGCCGAATGAGGATGCTGTCCCTTGTCCAGATACCGCAGACCATCCTTTGTTGTGAAGGTTGCTGTAAAATTGCAGATTCTCTCACTTGTATGCTCTGCTTCATCCATCTGAACTTTCAGGATTTTATAGAAATGCCCCGGATCTGTTCCAAGTCTTAGCTTCTTATTTCTTCCAGACAGCCACTTTCGTGCTTTTCCAAGACGATTCTCCCAATCTTCACTCTTTCCTATAAAATTGAATGATATCTTAATCTCTGTTGATTCGTATCCACCATCCAACAGATACATGGTTCCATCACTCCCCGGTATTTCTATCGAAGATTCTTTTCTTACTGCTGTTGGCATTGAAGGAAGCTCTTTCGCATAGATCTCCATGCTTGAGCCTGATATTCCGTTGTATTCTACTTCCATCATGCTCCCGCGGCTCCTCTCTTCCACTTAATGTTCTGAGACATCTTCTTAATCACCGCATCCGTAAGGATCTCAGCAAGCTTCTTGTCTCCAAGCGCAATGTTATTTTCAATCACGAACGTAAGTTCTGACAGTGCTTCTGCAATTAATTGAGCAAGTGCTGCGTTATTTGCCTGCATCTCATCACGGATATATGTCTTCAGCAAGTCGATTGGAAGAACTGCCTCTGCTCCTGCTTCGCCACCGCCCATTGCTCTATCTCCGTTCATGCCGAAAATAGTTGGGCTGTTCAAGATACCACCGTTTGCGTACCAGTCAACCGAGAATTTCGGAACTTTTGGTGGAACAAGCGACCATTCTCCACTTGCCTTGAAATGTGGAAGTTTAATTTTGGGAAGTTTCCACTCAAAGTTGAAGAATCCCTTGATTTTGTCGATTACTCCCTTGATGAAATCACAAATCGATACAAACACTGCATTGACTCCGTCTCTGAACCACTCGCATTTTGTGTAGAGTGTAACAAAAATTGCAATTAGTGCAACAACAGCTGCAATAACCAAAAAGATGGGATTTGCCATAAGAATTGCGTTAAATGCTGCGAAGGCTGTTTTTGCCCCACTGATGGTTGGTGTTAGCTTTGACGTTACATCAATCACAGTGGACACACCACCAGAAACCTTGCTGATTATACTGAAGACGGGCCCTAGTGCTGCAACCAACAGCGCACACTTTATAATCATTTCCTGTGTACCAGGAGACAGTGAATTCCAACTACCAATGATGTCATGAAGAATCGGAGTGACAATGTGTAAACAATCCGCAAGGACTGGTCCTAATGCATTTCCAACTTCAAATCCAGCATCTTTCAATTCGTTCAGTGTCAATTTAAACTGGTCAGCCGGATCCAGTGTAGCTTCAAATGTATCGTTGACACTTCCGAGGTTATCATTGAGCGATGCGCCTAATTCGTCAAAGTTTAGCTTTCCACTTTGGCAGAACTCTGCGAGTGCTGGACCAGCTTTCGCTCCGAACAGCTCAACCGCAGCATTGTAAGCCTCAGAAGAACTCTCTGCATTAACCATCGTATCTTGCAGTTCTGACAGCGCATCTTTCATGCTCTTGCCCTCTTTTGATGCATTAACAAGGGCTTTCTTAAGTCCTGCCATAACTGCACTTGTGTCAACCCCTGACGTCTCGCACTGACCGAGAAATGTAGCAGCGTCTGCTGCAGACATCCCTAGTTCCTTGAGTGATGCTGCGTTGCTCACCATCGATGTGGATAGAGTATCCATTGAGATTCCAGTATCCTGTCCGACTTTGTTCATTGTGTCGAGCAATGCGCCAGCATCTTCAGCTGTCAGATTGAATGCCTCAATAACTTTCTGAGTGTTATCAACGGAAGAAGATACGTCTGTATCATTTAATTCGGCGAACCGAACAAACTTTGCTGATAAGTCTTCCAGTTCTTGTCCTGTGAGATGGAATCGTGTGTTGACCTCTCCAACAGCAGAACCAGCTGTCGTAAAGTCTGTTGGAATGGTTTTTGCGATATTTCTTGCGGAATCCTGCATTTCTTCCAGTGCATCGCCAGTAGCTCCTGTCTTCTGCACGATGATGTCCATCCCCTCATCGACCTGCGCCCATGCTGCCATGATGCCTGCGCCTGCTGCCGCAACTGGAGCCGTCACATTCTTTGTGAGAGAACTTCCAATCTTTCCGGTGGTATCGCTGAAGTCCTTAACCTTCTTGGAGTAATCTTCCAGTGTCGCAGCACCGCTTTCCAGCTTCTTATTTACATCTTCAAGTCCGCTCTTGTAGTTATTCAGAGATGCTTTTGCATTATCCAGCTGCTGCCTTGTTTTGGAGATAGCAGCTTCGTCTCGCACTTGTGCATTCTCCTGTGCTTTCAAGATTTCTGTCAGCCTATCGACTTTCTGCGTATACGCTTCTGTCTGATTCTGTAGATATTCCTGCGTCGCTCTCAGTTTATCGGCTGACGATGTACTTTTATCCCATTCAGACTTTGCAAGTTTAAAGGCTGACCTGTTCTCATTGACCGCATTGTTTACATCTGTCAGTGATTTTCTAAAGTCAACCGCTCCATCTGCTTTGAAGGTCAACCCGACAGTTTTCAAGCCGTCATTACTAGCCAATCAAAGCACCTCCCTTCCGTTTTTCTAGTTCTGTGAATACTTCCAGGCATTCATTAAAAAAGATAGGATCTGAGTTCCAAAATTCATCTTCACTCATTCCCATCTTTCTTGCACACACCATGTATTCTGCCCAGTCGATGTCCATTACCTTGCTGACTCCTTCGTCCTCGGAGCAACAGACTTCTTCGCCTGTTCTTTTTTTTTATATTCGTTGAGTCTTTTTTCAAACTCCTCGAAAATCTCACGGATGCTGTCGGCATCCATCGGAGTCAGCATCATTGCCTCTTCCTCGTCTACTTTGAGACCGTTCGACCGAAGAATCACGTAGATCATTTTGCCTGCAAGTTCGACATTCTCCTCTTCAGTCAGATCTTCCTCTGTTCTTCCGTCCAGTTTTTTGTCAATCCCATTCATTTTCACCAGATATAAAGTGTAATAATTAACTTTTACTTCCAGTTTTGATCCGTCTGTTAATTTAATCAGCTTGGATTTCATATGATCACGCTCCTACCACTGTTGTAAGATCTGCATCCGTCAGAATCGGTTTTGCGAAGAACTTCTCTTCTGTAAGTCCTGCCGGTGCCGTGGACTCTGTGACCTTGCTCACGATGTTTCCTTCTGCATCAAACGGATATGCCCTGATCTTGATCGTGTCTGTCTGCTCACTTGCTTTTTCCTCAGATGTAACAATATCATCGGAGTTCTCAACAAGCTTGCATTTTGGGAACCACTCGTAACGAGATTTTCCATTTTTCAGTTTTACAACCTTACCGAAAGCGAAGAATGGTCTTTCACTCTTTCCACCAGCAAGGATAAGTCCACCTGTTCCTTTTGTTTCTCCGCGCATTTTGGAAATTGTGTCGTCTGGGAATGCGATCACAGACACTTCGATGTCAATACTAGACATTGGTGAGTCTGAATCGTAGATTTTTCCAGATGCATACACATCGCTTGTCTCTGAGTTTTCAGTTACTTTGACACTTTTAACAACCTCTGTTTTTTCAACATCAGCTTCGTAAGTACCGTCGTACTCTCCGCCCTCTGTTGTGTTTGCAAAACACATATACTGTGCACCGACTGTCTGTTTCATAGCCGGTTTTTTTGTATTAATAGCCATTTATTAGCCTCCTAACCGAAGATGGATTCTGCCATCTTCTTATAGTATTTTTCTTTGTTTCTTTCAAAGAGTGGCTTCAAGTGTACCCTTGCTGCCATCTTCCTGGTTCCATGCTCAAGCATTGGACCGTAATACTTGCCCCATCCAACTTTGATTCCGCTGTCAGTTCTTTCCAGTGCAAATGTATTCACGATATGCGTATACCCTGCTTTGGTAATCTGACTTCGTGGTTTTGGGAGTCTAAGAAGGTCATTAACGAACTCCTTCGCTCCCTCTTCCACTGCGTCAAGTGCTTTGTCAGAGCTTACATTCTCAGAATACTGTTTCAACAGTTCCTCGAAATCTTCAAATCCTCCACCGTCAAAGGTTATCTCGCTACTCATCCAATCACTCCATCAGTTGTTATTGAAAAATAAGAGTGCCATACACGGTCTTCTGTCACGTATTCGTGAGCAATGGTCGGATGGTAGCCAAGCTCATTCAGGCGTTTTTTCAGTTCGATTAACTTTGGATTACGAGGTTTCTTTGCGTAAATACTAATCTGCCATGTGATTTCATTCTCATAATCATCACCAGATGCCATTGCGTCTTCCCACATGATTTCCCAGTAATCAATTCTCGGAAATACTTTTTCATTTTTGAGACTACTGACCCCCTCGTTAACAGGACAGCCTATATCGTGCAGAATCTCACTTAATTCTTTCTGTGTCATTGATTACCTCTCTTTCATATGCCGGTGTCTTCAATGTCAATTCCGACTCCCTGAAACCGTCTTTTGTGGTGGTATGTGCTACGTTGTAGACCTCATGTTGTTCTCCGTCAATGATGCAGACGCACTTACTATCCACACCTTTAAATTGTGGTATTGCGAGCTTCATGGTCACTTCCACGCTATCCGCTGAAAGCTTTGCTCTGGTGGTGTCATACACCGAAAGTTCTCGATACCACACTTTCAATCCAATGCGTTCAAGTTTTTCTTCCGGATAGTCCCCTGATTCATCGTTTACTATCCTGCGAATCTCAAGGACTCCGTCTACATACTCAGGCATTGCCATTCGCACTCACCTCCGTCTCCATTTGCCACGTAAGAATCACGCTTGAATAATTATTCATGAATTCGCTAACTCTGTGGTGGTAAGCATAATATACATAGTTTTTCAGCAGCATCCTATATGTGAGATCTGTCGTTATACTACAGCCTGGATTCAATCTCCCGACTGTATACTCTCCTTCTTTGATGAGATTGATCAATTGATCGTCATCATAGTAAGGAGGAATCTGGAACTCTTTGAGTACTTCATCTACCAGCGTGGCTAATTCTTCATTACTCATATCTTATCCCTTACTGCTTTGGCACCGTTACCTGTGTTACTGGGAGAACATACTCCTCAAGTTTTGTTACGTCAAAAATAACTGCAACATTGTCATCCACAGCTCTACCGTTTGCATGGCATTTAGCTACGATAAGGTCTGCATCCTCAATCGCTTTTGTCTGATCATACTCGTCAACGCGAACTCCTGCTGTTCCCATTGTGTAGTATCCGGCGATTGTAAATGCAGCTTTTCCTTTTGGACAGTTGGCATCAACAATTTTTTCGATGTCAATGAATGACTTGTTGACATATCCGCCTGTCAGAGCCTCTCCGTACATACACGGATCCACATATTCTGCTTCGTCTGACGGATTGCAGATAAGATAGAGCTTATCAACCACACGTTTTCCATCATTAGTAAGAGTTTTTCTCACCGGAGCAAGTCCTTTCGGAGAGAATTTTGTAACCGTAGTGAGAACAGTTTTTGCTTTATTTGTTCCGGCTGACTCTACGTTTCCAATCTGACGAAAGATTCCGATTGGACCTGTCTTTCCATCTCCATCGAGGTATCCTTTTACAAGTCCGTCCTGCATGGCCTCAGACAGAATAGCCATGAAATATCTGTCAACGAATTCCATAGACAGCTCTCTGATTGATTTTGGAATAACAAGGTAAGCTGTGAGCTTGTGAAGGTCAATATTCAGAGCTGTTACCTCTGCTGAAAGTTCGCCTTTGATAGCGTCCGTAAGAGGACCCCAAACCGCTGCACCTGAATGAGATGCCACAATCCATTTCTTCACGTTTGCCGGTGCCATATTTACAAGTTTCAGGATTGGCGATGTTTTCTTAACATCATCCAGTGTACGATCAATAATCTCTGTCGGAATGATGTCGATCTGGTTTGCTGTGAACGCCTGCTTGATGTCCTTAAAATTCTCGTAGAATTTCTTTTCTTTCTGAGACAGGTTACGGAGTCCAAGCTGTCTCTTGTAATCTGCATCTCTGCTTGCTCTTTCTGCCTCTGCTACTACCTGCTGAATCAGATCGGCGTGCATTGCTTCATCGATCATTTCAATTGACTGCATAATTGCTTCTGCTTTCTGATCTGCCGGTGCATTGTCCAGAAGCTGTTTCACTTTGTCTTTTACTTCCTGGCTTAAATCTTCAATCCTCATTCTTCATTTCCTCCTAACCAAAAAATGCACCCCAACCGGTGCTATCCTTTTCTTCCGTCTTTTCTTTTTTCTTATGAGTCAGCTGATAGAACTCAGCTAACTGCTTCTGATGCTCATTTCTGCTTTTCAGTTCCATCTGAAGTGCCTTGTTTTCTTTGATTACCTCCTGCAGTTTCATATCCGGATCTTCCACCTTCTGCGCAACGCCAATCTCATCAATCAAGCCATACTCCAGAGCCTTCTGTGGAGATAAGGTTGTAGTCTTATGCATCATCTCCCGGAGCTCTTCTTCTGAAACCGTAGCCCGCTGCATGAACAGAGCCACACAACTGTCCATTGCTACATCCAGATTGTCTGCTTCTGCCCTCAGATCTGCTGCATTTCCTGTAACTGTCTCCCACATATCATGAATAATGGCTGTTGTTCCCTGTCCCATGATACGCTTATCACACGCCTGCAAAATTGTAAATGCGATAGAATGACATCCGCCCATTACAATTCCCGTCTTATAGGATCCATGCTGTTGAAGCATGTTGTAAATGGCTGTCCCCTGGTCTACGCTTCCACCATTGCTGTTGAAATAGATCTTGATCTCATCTGTTTCCGGAATGGCATCCAAAAGTTCCTTGAAATGCTTGGCTGATGTCTCAGAGTCATCATACTGCCATGTATCCCAATTGAACGGACCAATTTTTCTAATCTCATCAAAAATGAAAATCTCATGCACGTTATCCGTTTGCTGGAATCTATACACAACTTTTTTCTGTTCCATGTTCTTTTCCTTTCCCTGTTATTACTGTTTAACGGACAGCTCCGAGATAATTGGATCACCTCCTATGAATCAGGTTTCTTGTGCCGCATTGTTGCTTCCCTCCCCTCCGTAATTCTTTGTCAGAGCTCGCTCTGTACTGAATTCTGTATTGAGTAACGGATATCCAACCATCCCTCTGATTTCGTCGAGATGGAATCCAATTCCTCTGAGTTTATCAAGATTTACTGCACTGTCTACAACATCAACATGTTTAAAGCGTGCAAGCCATACCATGACTTTCTCGTTTTTACTGCAGTAATCATCCTCTCCGACAACATAAGCTGTCAAAGTATCATTTATCACTTCTGCTACCGGACTGACAGCATATGTGATAAATTCATTTGTTGCGTCTGATTTTTCTGTGATATTGCCATTAAATACAGCCTCTGGAATGTCGAAAGCATTTGCCACCTCGTTATTGATCTGCAAAGCCATCTTTGCCAGTTCTTCAGCTTTCACTGTTGTATTTATTTGCAGCTGTTCCACGGATGCATTCTCTTGTTCTGTTAAAACTTCAAGGGCATCTGACATCAGTAGTTTTTTAATTTTTAAAACATACTGGTCTTTTGTCATTACCTTGTCTGTACCATCTGCCTGCTTTTCTCTGAATGATAATGCATTCGTTCCAAGCTTCAGTTTGAATCTCGGTTGGCTGGACAGCTGCATCATTGCATTAATGGAATCCATCGTCTTATCAAATTGCCCTACTACATTCTGTAAGTACAATCGAATCCTTGCATTGTCATATCTTAGATGAATCACTTCATCAGATTGAAATGTGCTGAAAATTGTAAGATTTTCACCTCCGCAGCTTAACATCACATCTTTGTAAACTCGCTTCGCCATCACTTCATTCGTGTGTGACCATGATGTTGCTCTGTAATATTTACCTTTTAGCGGAATAATCAGAGCTTCTTGTTCTGTTAGCAGCTGCTTAACCACTTCCGTCCAGAACACTGTTCCACATTCATGGTCATTTGGCTGTACATTTAGCCTGTATTCTTTCTTATTTTTTTCTTTGCTCTCCGTCTGGATCAGTATGTCAGACTTCGCTATTGCCTTGGCGATCATCGTAATTGCTTTCTCGATGGCAAGCTTTGAAAGATTCAGCTTTTCCATGTCAATTGCAATGATTTCTGCTAAAGACTGTATCTCTTTATTTCTGTCTTGAAATAAAAAATCAAACATTTTCTCTTTCTCCTATTAAACATAGATTATCTGAACTTCCAGCTCATCCTTGCAGAACATAGCCACATCAAAAGCCATAAATCCATCATTTTTTCTCAATTTCGGTTCTATCTTGCCGAAATTTTTATTTCCAAACTTATCCTCGCTCACGCTTGTGTTATTCGTGTACCACCGCATGATTGCTGATGGTCCGAAGTTGATCATCCCCTGTGAGAACATAGACTGGATGAACGGTGCGATGATCCCAGTGGCTGATGTTATCTTTCGAATCAGTCTGACAATGCCATGCGGATTCTTCTTGTCTTCAATCGTGAGTCCTCTTTCCTCAAAGGCTTGCTTGAACAAGGTGTATCTATATGTGTCCATTGCGATTTTCTTAACTTCGTAGCTTCGCATCTGCTCCATGCACCAATCAGCAATTAGATTCACGTCAATTACTGGTCCAGGAACAACTTCAAAGTCCTCAAATTCTGCTTGTCCAGCATTTCGCAATGGAAATTTAATGGAATCAATAAACGGAGAGTCTGCACAGATCCATGTGTGTTGTCTCCATATCCATTCTCCATCATCTGTCTTGGTCAGAATACCTGCAGACGCGAAGTCGCGCACATCCGCATAGTCAATGCCGATCACTGCTGCCTGTCCTCGCGTGTCCAATGTTATCCGCGGAATCTTTCGTTCCAGTTCTTCCATTGTCTCGCCTTCATAACATGCTCTCAGGACATTTTGCCATGTTGTGACCGTCTCCTCTTCCTTTCGTGCCGATCTGTCCATTCGTTTTGTAATAAATTCAGCACGCTTTGACGGAATCTTCTTCATTTCCAGATAATCATGCATGATCTGATTCGCAAGAATCGGCATATATTCCATCGACGGATTCGCCTTATGCCATGCCTCCGGATCATCAACTTCCTTCATGTCATCAATCTCGCAAATAAAAGGGAAGTACCCTAGCAGATTCTCTCCCGTCTCCAAGATTTCTGCACACATTGCCGAAATTTCATCCAGCGGACCGTCTCTGACATAGCCATCTGTTGTGATAATAAACTCTCTCGAATGCTTGACCTTACCAAAAGAGGATTCAAATACATTGATCTGGTCATAGTTCTCGTAGGCATGGATTTCGTTCAGGACAAGACATCCTGTTCGCTTACCATCCTTGGTCTTTGCGTTCGAAGTGTTGTATTTCATCTCCGATCCTGTTGCCAGGTTCGTGATAAGTTCCTTTGTGACCGAAAACTTTCCCTTGAATTTTGGATTATCATGTAGCATGTCATAAGCTACCTTGAATGTGTCCTTAACCTGGCTCTCTGAGTTCGCCACAATTTCAACATGGTAATTTTTCACTCCGTAGAGCGGAGTCTGAAAGAAATTTACCAGCGGCACGATGAATCCATCTTTACCATTTCCACGCCCTTCCTTGATGAAGAACTTTGAAAATACTGGAATGTCATCCACATACATAAATGCAAAGGCATAAATGAACTTTTGGAATGGAAATAGTTCGTAGTAATTTGTTTTGCAGTACTGTAGACAGTTCCTATATGTTTTTTCATCAAAAAAAACATCGTTTCGCTTCAATGTCGGCTTCACGATGTTTTCTATCAGTAATTTTCTCTTTTTATTTATCCATTTCGGATGCTCTTCGGCATATTTGAGATAGTCATCAATTTCCTTACAAGTAACCATCAGTCGATTGCTCCGGTTCCGGAATTGGTTCTTTCAGTTTCAGGTCTGCAAGAATCTTTAACATGGTTGCTGTAGTCTTCTGCAGATTGACCACAGATTCATTCGCTTTTTCTACGCTGACACCATTCCCATTGATGGTCTCATATCGGATTCCTTTTTTCCTAATATCTGCAATCAGTCTCTTTTTCAGTGACCAATAAAATACATAATCATTGACCAAATCATTGTAGAATTCTGCGTTCATCCCTCGCAGCTTCAACTGCTTTACTAACGATTCTTTTACCTCCGTCTGTGTCAGTGTTTTCTTCCCCTGAGTCAATCTTTTCACCACCTTTTTCACTCAAATCATGCCATTTTTATCAATTTTTCACTTCTTTTTTCGCTCTTTTTAAGCCTTTTTTGAAGTTGTCTGAAAACTTTCCTTCTTATAGTGAGTCCTGAAATTTGACCACCCCTGCCCTTTTCACGCGAGATTTTAAAATTTCTCCAGAGTCGTGGCTACATCCCCGTTCTTCACTCAGGAAAAATCGCTGAGAATTTACCGGGGGGTCTATTTAAAAATTGAGGACAGCTGCGGACTCGAACCGCACATGCGACGGCTTGCACCGTCCGCTTGTCTCCTCCTAAACTATGTCTGCCCTCAGTGTAGCTACCATCTTTCTTTGCTCGCAAGCTTCTTCTTTCTTTGGAATCTTCTTGGAGTCCTTCCATGTCGCAGATTGTGACACTTCATGCATAGACTGATCAGGTTGTCATCTTCCAACCCTAGCTCCGGATGCTCTTTTAGTTCAACAATATGATGCACCTCTTCAGCTCTTCTGATCTTTCTGTCTTCTCCTTGCAGGATGCGGCCTGCTGCCACTGCATCCTTCAATCTCTTTCTGCAGTCCTGGCACTCATAGTGATCTCTCTCAAGTATCTGCATCCTCTTATGTTTCCATGTCGCTGCATTGTAAAATGCTTTTGCTTCTCTGTCTGTCATTTTCTTTCCCTCACGCACAAAAGACACCCGCTGGCATTCAGGTGTCTTTTCCAAGGAGTATTGTAGAAGTATCTGTCCGTCTTTCGACAATACCATATTAGCATGAGCAAAACTCCAGTGAACTCCACTCTTTAATTAATTTGAATCTTTTTCAGTGCTCTCCCATGTAACTCGTAGATCCAGCTCTCACTGTATTCCATGAGTTGTGCTACCTGCCACCACTCAAATCCTTTGATATACCTGTAGAACATAACATCTCTTTCGTCCTGATCATCTAACTCATTAATTCTGTATTCTATGTCCTTATAGGTCTGTACCTGCTTTACTCCCTCTTGATACAGCTTGTCCTCTCTTTCCTGAAGAGCTGCCGCGTAAGAACTTAGATCGCTTTGATTGGATCCATGTGGCATTCCATCATTATTCGATGAAGGATACATCTTCATGTTCCTGATCTCTTCAATCTCTAATTCGATCCTCTTGATTCTCTTCCCATGTTTTCTGTATGCCCTGAGATAGGTTTTCTTCCTGTCGTTCTCGTTTTTTACATTGTTCTCTTCCAGTCTCTTCTCCATTGGCATCATCTCCTATCTTGTACTTTCTCGCCAAGTATTCTGCTACATCTCCATGCCACAACTGCTGCCCCTGTGCTTCAATCAGCTTTCCTGCCTGGTATGCTGGCCGATGAAACTTCTCGCTTTCCTTCCGGTCAGGCGGATGCTCTGCCATAGCAGCATAATGTTCCTTTTGGTTCTGCTGGATCTCTGCTGGACTCCATCGTGTGTCTGTACTTTGTTTCACTGTTCATCACTCCAATCAAGAGCCTTCCCGCAAAATTTGCAGCGTGGGCATGATGCTTGTCCGTTCCATGTTTCAATTTTCTTTTGTCTCTGCTTCTCTAATGCTTTAACTGCCATTTTCTTTGCTTCGATGTTTTCTTCGCTGTTGGATGTATCCAACCCCTTAATGATTCTGATTGCATCTTCAATATTCAACTTTCTTTCTCCCTGCTATGTAATCCAAAGACACATTATATGTATCTGCATATTTGATTGCTTCTCCTAACGTCAGCCCTTTCCTTCCTGTTTCAAGATCTTGCAGTCTTTCCTCCTTCATGTCTAGCTTGACTGCTGCCTCTTTTCTTGTCAGTCCTCTGATTTTTCTTAGATACTTCAGACGGTTTCCTGTTGTTCCTACCGGTCGTAATATAACCATTGTAATCAATTCCTCCTTTCACGTCCCATGCGCAAATGTCGCAATCCTCAGGACATACATTTGCCTTTCTTGCTCTTTCGCACATCTCCATTTTCAATTTCCTATCATTCTCAATGTCTTTGATGAATCCGAGCTTCCTCAAGATTTTGTGAATCAGTGATTCAATATTAAATTTAGCCATTATAATTCGTTCCTTTCTCCTTAAAAATGCGTAAAAAATACCAACCACCGAATATTGATGGTTGGTAAAATACTTACAGTTATCTGCCTCGATTTTCCAAATGGTGCTCTAACCAGTAACTCCTATATCTTTCTATTTGTTTTGTCAGCTCTTTTATATCGTCTTCGCTAAAATTGAATTTGGCAAACTCTTCTTTTGCACGAACATTACTCTTCGTCTCTGCACCACTTGCTTCGCCCGATAATTTATGGAATATTCTCCACGCTTCTTCATCTGTTACATCGTTTTTTAAACTTTCTTCAAAGTTTTTATATCTCGATTCCAATAACCTACTTCTTCCGTTACATTCCACGCACACATTAACTCCAAAAGCATAATATTTTTCGTTTATACGATAAATAAATGGATGCTGCTTAAAAAGTTTATCAATATAATCCATATTGGCATTTCCTCCCGTACATTTATACAGAAATTATACCATTCCAACCATCAATATTCAATTGTCAAGGTACTTTCATGATTTTTCTCCACGTTTACAAATATCTAAAGCACAATGCATACATCTTTTGCTCCCAGTCGCACCGAGATAGAAGCTCGTCAAAATCCTTTTCCGGCATGAACTTTATCCCGTAATGTAATCTAGATATGAATTTGTATAATTCTTCAAACATTGCTACTCCTTGTATTTCTCCACAATCTCCATAATTGCTTTCATGAGCTTTGATGCTTCCAGGACATCTTCATCACTTATACTTCGTATACGGTCATCTCTTCGCAGTTCTCCAAGTTCGTATATTCCATCTTGGAGTGTCTTAAAAGCTTCTGCCAGTACCGTTTCTTGTGCAGCATCCTCATCCAGCTCATAGAATTTTTCGTATTTATCATGTTCTCCGAATTTATCAGATACAATCTTTGTCCTCTTCGGAGTGATTTTTACAATCTTCGCCGGAATAATCTTGTCATGTCGGAACCACTGCCATCCACATTGAATCTTTCTCGCCACTCCAACAACATCTCCAACTTTCAGTGAATCTTTGTCTATCTCTTTTAATTCGATTTTCATTCTGGCATCACCTCCGGGAAGTCTTCTATAGACATTTGACCTTTTAACTTTCCCGCTTTTTCATCTTCCATTCTTTTCCTTTTGTATTCGTTATACTGTTTTCGATACTCATAGCTCTTACCGAAAATATTCCACGCTGCTTTTACTACATTCGGTTCGTAAGGTCTGATTTTTTCCAAATCATCTACTGCTTTATATGATATTGGACAACCGCAGCATCCTGTCCTTGTCAGTCCATACACCTCATAAGCATCTGAATACTTTATTCCGTAATAGTTTTTGTACCATTCCTTATCCTTATCAGATACGTAATAAAGTGGTCTTAAACGAAATTGTCCGCTTGCAGTCTCGGTGAAGCACAATGCTGTATTATCCTTTCTCGGCACAGATCTCATTCCAC